AAAATTATTCCGCTATGAATGGGTCTGGGAAAAATCTTTAGGCGTGGGCTTTTTGAACGCAAATAAAATGCCGCTCCGTTGTCACGAGAATATTTTAGTTTTCTATCGGAAATTGCCGACGTATAATCCGCAATTTACCAAAGGCAAGCCGTATAAATGTGCATTTCAAGGCTCAAATAATTATGGCAAGCAAAATCCCGACGGAATAAAAGACCATATGGACGGCAACCGCTTTCCTCGCGACATTTTGAAATTTAGTTCATTAATGGGCACGGGAATAGTTCATCCGCAACAAAAGCCCGTGCCGTTATTAGAATATTTGATAAAGACGTACACGAACGAGGGCGAATTAGTATTAGACGCGACAATGGGTTCTGGTTCAACGGGCGTGGCGGCAGTCAATACCGGACGACGATTTATAGGCTTTGAGATTGAAAAGAAATTCTATGCCATAGCGGCGAAAAGAATCAGCGAGGCGATTGTTCAGCGGGAACAGTCGCTTTTTTAGTTAGGAGGTGAAAATATGAGCGGCTACTCCGAAGGCGGGGCGTCGGTAAATAAAAAAAGCCTTAAGAGCTGGACGCCTTTGCATTTATCGGCGAAAAGCGACATTGAACGCCCGCTTAAGACGTTGCGCGAACGCGCCCACGATTTAGCGATAAATAGCGCAATCGGGGCGGCGGCGATAAATACCATGACGGCGAACGTGATCGGCGCGGGCTTGAAGGTATTTCCTAGGATTAAGCGTGAAATACTAGGAATAAGTGCGGACGAGGCGCGGGCTTGGAGCCGCCGCGTTAAAGCCGAGTTCGATTTATGGGCGAACGACAGCGACTTCCTTAAGCGGAATAATTTTTACGAACAGCAACGCATTTCGTTTCAAAGTTACCTAGTTGACGGCGATAATTTCTGCCTGCTGAAAAGGAAATTGCCTTCCGCGCAGAATCCCTATTCGCTAAGGTTACAGCTGATAGAGGCGGGGCGGGTGGCTAATCCTCCAGCGGGCGGCATAACGGAAATTCGCAATCCCGACAATGGCAACCGGATAGTAAATGGCGTCGAGGTTGATTCGGACGGGGCATTAACGGCAATATGGGTAGCGAATCGTTATTGGAATGAAGTCGACGCATTGGACGCGACTTTAACTTTTCAGCGCGTCGAGATATTCGGGCGCACGACGGGCTTAAGGAATGTTTTACAAATCTGCGCGGACACGCGGGCTGATATGTATCGCGGCGTGCCGTTCCTTGCGCCGGTGATTGAAAATTTAAAGCAGTTAAGCCGCTACAGCGAGGCGGAACTCACCAGCGCGATTATTCGCAGTTATTTCAGCCTGTTTTTTATTCAAGGAATCAAGGATTATGGCATAAACGAGATAACGGGCAGTAAGGAAGTCGAAGTCACAGATTATAAATTGGGCGCGGGTACAATGAATGCGCTCCCTGTCGGCGTCGACGTGAAGACGGTAGCGAGTTCAAATCAAGTGGCGTATGATAGTTTCGTTACGGCGCACTTGAAGGCGATCGGCGCGGCGTTGAATCTGCCCTATGAAGTGCTGATGAAGAATTTCACGTCAAGCTATTCAGCGTCGAGGGCGGCACTCTTGCAAGCGCAGAGTGAATTCAATAACCGGAAGGCGGCATTTATAAACGATTTCTGCAAGCCGATTTACGAACAATTTCTGATAGAGGCAATTTCAATCGGGCGAATCGACGCGCCGGGCTTTTTCGATAATCCAATAAAAAAAGCCGCGTGGCTGAATTCGGAGTGGTATTCGCAAGTCAGCCGCGTATTGGATCCGCAAAGGGAGACGAACGCCGCGATATTGAAATTAGAGCACGGCTTAACGACGTATGAGAAAGTACTTGCGGAGAGCGAGGGCTTAGACTTCGACGACGTGTTGGAAACGCTTAAGCAGGAGCGGGAGCTGTTAAAAGAGGTAATTGCCGACGAGGAGATTAGCGGCATGAATTAGAATTTTATCCTTAGCGTCGTCGTCATGCAAACTTTCAGCAATGGCAAGCAGTTTATCAGCGGGCGACAGGACAAGGGCATTGCGAATCCTTTCAAAATTGGCAGAAAAAAATTCTCCGCCGAGTGAATCAGCGAAGAATTTATATTTAAGGGCGCGTTCAAGGAGTAAGGCATCGTCGCGGGTCATGTAGGGCGAGGCTACCCAATTCAGAATGTCAAGGCTAGTCTCTTGTTGCAATTCCTTCATGCGCCGCGTTAAATCAGCCGTCACGCCAATTTTCACGATATTATTTTCAAAGAGAATGGCATAAACAACCGCCAATTCGGGCACGGGACGGCGGGTCTTCTTGGGCGCGGGCTGTTCCTGCTGATTAACCGAGTAATAGCCGTGCTTGCGGATTGCCGGCAGAATTTCATTGGCAATTTTAATCTGGAAGTTGACGGCGGTTTCGTTATTCGCCTTCATCGCGAGCCGATAGACCATGTTTTCTGGCAGATAATCATCTTTGCCGACTTCCTGCTGATAGCCGAATTCCTTAAGATAGCCGTTAATTGTGCGCCAACGAATAGCAGTAGGGGAGTTGCCGCAAGAATCTGCGGCACGATCTTTCATAACCTCAACGAAGCCCAGCCCGCGAGCGACGAATTCAGCATTAAACCACGCGACGTTATCTTTGTCGACGTAGCCGATTTTGTCAACAAATGGCGTAATGGCAGGCTCTTTGCCCGTTAAAAGCCACTCGGCAAGGGCGTTGGCATCGGCTGAAAAGCCTACGGCGCAAAGAGCGCGAACGCCCTTTTCGTTAAGGAGCACTGCCCTGAACTTAGCCTTGCCCTGCTCAAGCGTGACGACCATTTTATCAGCGGCGGCGACATGCACGTTAAAGGCGTTTCGCGGCTTTCTGTAGCCGAGAGCCTTTGCAACGTCATGCGCCACGTACCACGTTTCACCTTCGATAACAACCGTGCGGAATTCTCCAAAGCGGTCATGTTTCACAATTTTAATTTCCATAATAGAAACCTCCTAAAAAAATTTGACATTTTGCCGCGTAGCGGCTACAATAATAACAACAATGCTGTTGCGCGAAATTGCGCAGTATTGGGAAAAATTATTTAGGAACATTATAACGACAGCTTAATCTGTTGTCAACAAATAGAAAATTTTTTTATTTAAAGCCCGTTGTGACGGGCTTTTTAAGTCTAAGGAGTGATAAATATGAGAAACATTTATTTAAGTGGCGAAATTAATAATGACATGGCGCGATATTTCGCGTACGAAATGAATTGGACAGAATCGCCGGTTACAGTGCACATTAACAGTTACGGCGGCGACCCGTTTGCGGCAATAGCAATCGCGCATACAATTCGCCACTCCGACAAGGATATTTCTCTAAGCGTAGAGGGGCTTTGCTGTTCGGCGGCGATTTTAATTCTATGTAGCGGGCGAAAAGTTTTGTCGGCTTTTAATTCGCTATTTATGATTCACGGCGTGAGCGTCATGCTGGAAGACTGCTACAACCTTTCCGAATTGGAAAAGGTAAAAAGTACGCTGGAGAAAATGCAGGAATCGATAGAAAAGACGTTGGCGACGCGGCTTAAGGACGTAGATTTAAGCAAGGAGCAATGGCTCTCGGCTGATGAGGCGTTGAGTATCGGGCTGATTGACGAAATCACTTCCGCGCAGGTTGATATAAAAGTCGACAACAAGCAGAAATTAATCTTCGCGAACAATCACTTTTTCAAAATAAAAAATGGCATGCCGGAGGTGCCGACAATGGATAATATGCAACTAAGAAACCAAGTGCGCCAAGAGGAATTGACGCGAATTCGCGCGTTGCAGAAATTGAAATGCGACAATGCGGCGGTAAATGCGATCGTCGACGTGGCGATCAGCAAAGGGCACAACGTTTCAGACGTTAAAGGATATATCGACGCGGTACAGGCGACGAAGCCGCCCGACCCCCTGCGCGGGCTGATAGCAGACCAAATGAATTCGGGCGCGGCGGGCGTCACGGGCGGGGAAGTAGACGTAAAAGCCGCGCAGGTTGAACGCATGATAGCCTTAGCGAAAAAAAGGAGTGATAAACATGAGTGAATATTTCATTAAGCAGGAATGCGAATTGGAAGACGGCTTACTAGGCGGCGGGGAATTCCCCGTGAAAGTCGACAATATCAGCCTGACGAGCGGGGCGGCGGTTGAACGCGGTTATTTGCTGGCTGGTACAAGCGGCGTGTATTCGCTAGCCGGAAGTGGCGACGTTGATAAAAATTTATGTATCGCCGCGACAAATTTCACTGCCGACAGCCTTAACGCCGTCACGCAGGCATATACCGCCGGATATTTTAATCGCGAAAAGATAACCGTCGGCGACAGCCTCACTGCTGATACTTTCGAGCAATCGCTTAGGCGGCAGAATATTCATTTGACAAGCAGGAGATGATAAAATGAATCCGTTTGAAATAAAAGATACATACGATTTAATAAGAGTGAGCGAGAGCATTAAGCCCGCCGCGAGTTATATTCTGGATAAATTTTTTCCGCAAAAGGAGCTAATCCAAGCGGATTATCTGCCGATAGAAACGTTATCGGAAGGGCGAAGAATCGCCCCGTTCGTGTCTAAGGGCGCGAGAGGCTTAAACGTGGCCCGCGCAGGTTCGACAGTTCGTGCGTATAAGCCGCCGCTGATCGGCGCACGTCGCACAATTTCACTTGAAGATATAAATCTGCGCTCATTCGGGGAGACGCCGGTATTAAGTACCAAGACGGCGGAAGAGCGAGCGGCAGAAATGCAAGTACGGGATTTAGCCGACCTGCAGCGCATGTTGCAGAATCGTAGAAATGCAATGGCGTCGGAGCTGATGACGACTGGTAAAATCACGGTGACAGCCTACGGCGACGACGGCAAAGTTGCCGATAAATCGGTAATAGATTACGGGATACAGCAGGGGACGCCCAAAGACTGGACGGCGGCGAATGCGACGATATTTGACGATATACAATCAGTGAGCGAGGCAATTCAAGAGGCGGTCGGGCTGATACCAACGTTAATGATAGTGGGCGCGAACGTCGAGAAATATCTGCGGCAGAATACGGAAATGAAGGAATGGTTACTAAGCGCGAATACGAACGCCGTTAATTTCGTCAACTATCAGCCGCGCTACACGGCACCGCAGGTAAGGAATTTAGGCTATATAAGCGCGTTGAATCTGGAAATTTATTCGTACCTTGAGACGTATATTGAAGACGGGCAAGTAAAATCGTTCCTACCGGCGGACACGGTAATAATCGGCGTGCCAGAGCGCGGGCGTCAAGTCTACGGCTCGGTAAGCTATCTGCCGCACGGCGCGACGGAATTCACAACGGCATTAGCGGAAAATGTACCAGTGTACAGCGCGAGTTCCGATAATCAGCAAACGTCCTTAACGGTATTCAGCCGCTTTTTGCCAGTGCCGGAAGATATAGGGGATTGGAAATGCCTCAAAGTTGCGACGCCTTCCAACCTGCAAGGCACTAAAGGCTTGCCGAAATTATGACGTTCAAGGACGATTTAAAAGACGATATTGCCACCTTCCTAAATCTTGACGAATTCGCCGAGCTTGTCACGCTGGAAAATGATTTAGTGTTGCCCGCGCAGGTTGATTATCATACCGCTGAAAAATCTGCGCGGCAGACGGAGAATTTTAGCGGTTTAATGGGCGATTTCTGCACGATCTATTTCGCGTCCGAGCCGTATTATAAGAAACGGCAAAAGCTCCCGCGTTACGGCGAATGGATTTACATAAACGATAAACGTTACGACGTGATCACGGCGCAGGAGCAAAAAGGTATTATCCGCGTTGACTGCGCCGCTTATCGGCAACAAACGCTTGCCCCGCGCCCGCCTTACTGATATAATGACAAACGAAAAAGCCACTCGGTCGCCTAAACACAAGTGACTTTTTCGGCAATATTTACTCGACGAGGTGAATTATAATGCAGGAGCAGGAAGAAACGCAAGTAAAAATTAGCAAAAGCGACTTGATTTACATGCAAGTGCAAGAGCTAGGCAAGCGCATGGACAGATTGGAAGTTCGCATGGACAAATTGGAACAGCGGATAGAAAAATTATCGGAGCGCATGGATAAGCAGGACGCGAAGATAGAAAAGCTCGCCGACAAGATAGACGCCCTGCGAAACGACCTGCGCGGCACGAGCGGCAATATATCTATTTCAAACATAACGTTGATAGGCGTCGCGCTCAGCGTGATTTATTTCGTGTTGACGCATTGAGGGATTAAAAATGATAACGGTACAAGTAGATAACGCGGCGGCGTTGGCGGGCTTGGCAGAGATAAATCCCGCGCAGATACAAAGCAAAATGCGCGGCGCGGTGCGCCGGACGCTAAAGGCGGGGAAATTAGAGGCACGCGGGCGAATCGTTGCGAGATATACCGCACGAAGTCCGTTAAGCTTAGGTAAGACGGCAAGCAAAGTCAGCGGCTTAAATGGCTCCTTGACTTTCAGCGGCAAGCGCAACGAGGTTAGGCGTTTCATCTATCGCCCGTCGACTAGACCGCCGCATAATCCCCCGGGCGGCATTTTCGTTCAGATAGTCAAAGGGCACGGCGGCTATCTGAAACGCGGTTTCATCGGCGACGGT